CGTTTCTTGTTTTAGCTGATGCTCGTTTTAACTGTCCGAGCGATCTTGCGCAGTATGATTTTCTACGTTTAGCAGCTTTTGATCCTGGCTTCACTTTACCAGTCACGGCTGTTTTTAATTTAGAACCAGGGTTAAGTCTTCTGTAAGCTTTAACTCCAGCCTCTGTCATTCCAGCTCCACTTTTTGTGGGTCTAAAATTCTTTTTATTTCTTGCAGGCATGCTGCCTTTTGAATATTTTATTCTTCCACCTTCTGCTGCTTTAATCACTTTAGTTTTTTTTTGTAGAGATTTTTTATATTCTTTTGATTGTGGATTAATAACAGGCATTTTAGATTTAAATTTTTTATTATAGATCATGGGTGTTTTAAATATTATTTTTCCACTATCAATATCTTTTATTTTTTCTTTAACAGCTTTGTTAAATTCATAAAAATCTTTTTCAGAATAACTTTTACTACTTTTTTTACTACCATTTGAAAATCTTCTTCTCATTATATTTTTGGCATCCTAAAACCAGGGTTAGAATAATATTTTTTATATGATTTATTTCCTACTTTAACACCACCTAAATCTCCAGATACATAACTACCTATATAATTTTTTTGTGCCTGACGAATCATATCATTACCAACCGAACCTCCATCTGCTTTTTTATCTCTTTTAGCAAATGTTGCTGCTCTATCTGGTGTTGGTCCTTGATTAGCTTTAGCTTGTTTTCTTCTTACGGCACCCGCACGCTGCCCTTTGGACATCGCTCTTGCTTTTGCAATAGGCACGCATTTTGGATAATTTTTTCTTTTTTCGC